GACGAAAAAGAACTGCCATTATCTTATGTATATTCTTTTCTAATCCGTCTTTTAAATAAGTTTCAATGTCAGCCCACTCCCCCAAACTTATTTCATCACAATCAGGTAAAAACCCATATTCTTCACCGTCTATTTCAAAGACCTTTTTTAACTTTCCTTTTACTTGCAGATTAGATACTTTTTCAAATATCATTGCTACATCTTTTAAAGACATTTCATCTATTAGTTTTTTAGGTATGTCTGAAAGTAAAGCTATTGTATCTTTTGCTTCCTTTGACTTTGACTTATTTTTACCTAAAGCTAATTGCTGCCACTTTTCAAGTGTAACATCATCCCAATTATCAATTATGTTATACTTGCTTGTTTTGCTACCCTTAGTTATTTTTGCTTTCATACTTATATATAGAAAATTTGTTTATTTAGTTTAAAATAGTATATTTGCCTTGATTTTTCTTACTTGTTTTGGTGTTAGGATTAGTCGTGTCGCTAGGCACGGCTTTTTCTTTATTGTACAAAATACTTTCCTGAAGGTTTAATCTCATAATACATTCGCATGGCTAAAGCGTCTGCATAATCAGGACTTCTGCCTATTAATGCTTTAATTGTATCTTTTGATATGATTTGTAATTTAGTAGCGTCTTTGTCTTGGTTCTTTGCTCTAACTTGTTCAAGTTCTTCTATTATACATTCCTTAATATTTATGTCAGGACAAGTAATCCCTATTTGTCCTTCGTTTATTTTCTTTGCTAATGTATAGAAGCATTGTGTCTTTAAGTTCTGGTAGTTTTCTTTTCGCAAAGGTTTAGCATTATTTACAAAAGATTGACAGCGTAAAATATCAGTAACTCCTGAACCAACTCCGTCAGTATCACAAATTATATTTCTTAAAGGCACTTGATTTTGTTGTTGTAAATCTTTTATGTAGTCAGCTAACTCTGTTATTGTATTCTTATCAAATGTTTTTATTAATTCTACATTAAGTCCGTTAAATAGCATTACTACTGATTTATCTGAACCAAATCTTGCAACATCACAACTTATATATTTATTTCCTTCTATTCCTTTTTTATCAAATAAACTTACAATAGCGTCATAGTCAATTAAGCTATCGTCTGTTGCGTCATACTCCCAATTCCCAAACAGAAGTCGTTCTTTACTTAACTTGTCTAACTTGCCTAATTGTTCTTTGTAGTGTTTAGAAATGTTTTCGTTATCATCTACTAACGCTTGAATAAACTTTCTATGTTTAGGGAGTTCTTTGTTTTTATAAGGTCTATAAAAATCTGTGTATGTCCAATTCTTTGAAGGATTGCAAGTTAATAGTAATTTCGGAATAAGATTGTATTCATCAAGTTTGTATCTTAATCTACTTGATACTATTTGCTTTGCCTTTTCAGTAATTTGGTTACACTCGTCAATAGCTGCAATAGTGAGTTCCATAGAACCCAAACTGTCAAAATTCCTGTCAGAAGGATATTGATACAAGTCCTTAAGATAGATTTCACTACCATTCCAAAAAGATATAACATTTGTGTGACCATTGTATTTATAATGTTTAGGGGTTATTAAATTCCATTGTTGGCAAACTTCAAATAAAGTATTAAGAGTTGTACTTTTTAAAGACGATAAAGAAGCTCTACCCAATAAACATCTTATACCCTTATATGTTAAACAATGTGCTATTAAAGCAGAACAAAGAAAAAAACTTTTGCCACCACCTGCACCACCACCGAAAAGTATTTCAGAAGTTTCTTTATCGTTTAAGTATTCAAAAGCAAGTTCTTGCTTATTCGTTAGCGTTGTCTTTATTAGCACTTATGAATTGTATTGTTATTGGTTCGTCATCTGAAGTAATATCTAAAGTGTCGTTGTAACCTCTTTTACGACCTCTTGTCTTTAAGTAAAAGATTGTAGCAGGAGTTGAACCTTTTTCTATTTGTTCTTTAAGATGTGTTTCGGCAAAGTCAATAAACATACCGTCTATTTCTTGTACTGCTTTACGATAGTCCTCATCTTCTTTATACCATTCGTAATGTTGTGTCCTACTTAGCCCTGCTTTTTCACAAGCTTCGGTAACTATCCCTAATGACCTTTCTAGTGCTTCTAATAGTAGCTTTTTATTGTCTTGTGTTCGTTCTGTTCGTTTGTCCATACTATATAATAGAATTTATTTGTATTCATTTGGTGCTTGTAAATGTACCCCTAAGTCCGTAGCAGCCCAAGCCCTTATTTCTTCGCAGAATTGATTGAACTCCTTTTTGTCTAGTTCTTTTGTTGTACTTAGTATAAACATTTCCTTTAGCTGTTCGTGAAGTTCCCATTTATGATAACCTGTAAAGTCCGACAGGGGTTTGACGATACATTTCCAATAGTATCTATTTTGTCTTTCGCTTCTTATCAAAATAGTTTCGTTTGGCTTTCCATTATTCTTTTATCTTCTATTGCTTTGTCTATTCTTGCTTTCGCAATTTTGCAATAGTCCTTATCTAAATCTATACCTACAAAATTAAACCCTTCATAAGCACAAGCTTTTCCTGTTGAACCTGAACCCATAAAGCAATCTAATACTATTCCGTTTTTCGGTGTTACAAGTCGTACTAAGTATCTCATTAATTCAGTAGGTTTTACAGTCGGATGATTGTTTTTATTTTTAGTTTGAATTTCAACTCTATTACTACAACTACATTTATCTTTTTGGGATAAGCCAACAATTGGCTTGTTGCAATTGCCACACCTCCTAGTGGTATTTCTTCCACAATCTTTTTCCTCAAAATCTTCTAAACCCTCATTCCTATCTTGCTTACTTGCTTTTGCACAATAGAAAAATCTACTTGCTGAACCACTATCATTAAACCCTTCTAGCTCTGTACTTCCATTTTGTAAGCCATTGTTTTTATTATCCCAAACAGCATCCTCTGACTTTGGGTTTCTCTTTACTCCTTTTGATTGAGTAGATTTACTTTCAGGAAATAAATCTTTTACTTCTTCACTTCCGTCGTGTATAAAGTTAGCAGGGAAGCGACCTTGTGGGTGCTTTTGACTTACTCTTGGAGTTTTACTACTAAGAAACATAGATTTACCATAAGTTTTATCTGCACAATTAGGTCTAAATCCACCAGTATCATCAATGTTTATTTCAATCCTACACCCATCTATATTAATACCACCTACTCCATTCTTTAATACATTTTCTGCTACTGTTCCTTTAAAGGGCTTACGAGCCATTGTAATAGGTTCTAGTGCAGGTTTTAAAGCAGTACCCCACCCTTCCCATTCAGAAGTTCCTTTATCTAATTTCCTACTACTACTACGCATATCCCAATTAACATTTCCACCTGTTTTAATCGGCTCTTTTTCTTCTCTTATTATTTCTCTTTCATTACCCTGCAACTTATCTACTGCTTTACCTATGTTATGACTTTTAGGAAAACCTGAACCATAAACCCAAGCTATCATATCCCTTATTTCAAAACCTGCGTCTTCTATATTAACTGCCATTCGGTGTTGTGTTCTTGTTCCTGCAAAACTTAAAAGATAGCCACCTTCTTTTAATACTCTAAAGACCTCTTGCCATAGTTCTACACTTGGTACATCATAATCCCATTTCTTGCCCATAAACGAAAGTCCATAAGGTGGGTCAGTTACTACTGAATGAAAGTAGTTGTCAGGAAACTTTTTTAGTTCTTCTAAACTATTACCGTTTATTATTTCACTTCTTACCACTTAATCTCTTTTCTTTTTGTTTTGCTTTGTGTTGTATAATTCTATCTTCTTTTGTATATTCGTTTCTTATAATCGTTGGTATACCTTCGTTTTCTGTTAGGCATTCCATTTCTTGCTTACAACAAAAAGCATCTTTATTTTGTATCTTCATATTCCTAAATACTAAAGTGTATTTATTTATTTCTATTTCTGTTTTACACTTTTTGCACTTGTATTTCATTGTCTATTTTTTCTATTAATTGTTCAGCTGTATATATCCTATCCGTCTGTGAATAGTTCTCGTAGATACAAGTAAAGTTATTATCTTCCCAAGTCCACAAAGCTTTAACATTGTTTTTAATGTGCTTTCTTAAAAGCCATTTAATAGTTGTATATTTCATTTTACATATTTATTAATCCCTCTATATATTGAAGCTAAACAACTACTACAATTGGTTGTTGTTTTATAAGCTGTTCCGTATATTGTATTGTATAGTTCTATCATTCGTGCTTTTGTTTCATGGTCTTTTACCTTTTTGTTTTTTATGAATTTCCATATTTCTTGAACTTCTTTTTCTAGGTGTTTAGGGAGTTCTTTAGGTGCTTGTATTTCTTCCGTTTTTCCCCAAAGCCCGATAGGGCATTCTGTAAAACTCAATGTAGTTTTTACACGCATGAAGCAGCCGCACTTTTTACAAGTTCCTGTTGGGGTGAAATAAAATTCGCAACCCTTACAAATCTTTAGCCGTTCTTTTCTTATTTTATTCTTTACAAAGTACTTCACTATTTAATATTTCTTTTAGTTTTGTTCTTACTTTTTTTATCGTACTAAATAAAGAGTTCCTGCTTATTCCTGTCTTTTCTGCTAAACTGTCAAGTGTATGCTTATCTTCATAATAAACTTCAAAAACTTTCTTGTCATACCAATACATATTATTTAATTCCTTTTCTATTTTATGGATTAGTTTCTTTTTATATAGATCATCCTTTACTAAAGGAACTTGTGTGATACTTGCAGCATCTACAATCTTTGTGTAGTATTTTCTATACTTATAATAATAACTACTCCTTGTGCTTGTTAAAGCCCTATGAATAGCTACTGCACCGTATTTAACTATTCCTTCTAATCCATCTTTTTCGTAAATATCTATTAATGTTTCCTTGTTCATTTGCATAAAATACAACATCTGCTCTTGAACTACATTATCTATTGTATTTTTATCTTCTGTATAGTTTGAAGCAATAGCAACAAATCTATATCTATTGTCTGCAATTAGCTTGTATATTTTATCAATCTTTGTCAATCTTTATATATTCTAGCTTTTCTATTAAGTCGTGGCTAAGGTTCACAAGTAAAACTTTGTAAGCCCTACACTTTGCACGGTTTCGTTTTGTTTCTACTCCTGCTAAAAATCCACTAAAGCAGCTCGTAGTATTTAAGGGGATAATACTCATAAAATCAGAATAGCCACCTAATTTCTTCCTAGAGTATTCGTTGTGATAATCTATAATAATATTTAAAACATCTTTAAAATCATTATACCTACTTTCGTTTGATAAATCTGCTATGCTTTCGCAAATAGTGTATAAATAATTGTCTAATAAAATTTTGTGTTCTTGGTTTACGGCAATAGGTTTACGCATACGGCAAATTTAAAAAAAAAGTTTATTCAATACCTTCATCTCTTTTTATCTTTTTAACAAGGTCTTTGTAATAACTTATATTTTCTTCATAGTCAGAACGACTAACTTTAGTAATTTGTCTTGCCATATACTCTAATTCTTGTGCTGTTCCTTTTCCGTACTTGCTTTCTAAATAAATAGAAAATTTAAACTGTTCACCATAGTTAAAGACATTACACCTTACACAACCTACTTGACAATTTTGTTCATTCCATCTTGTAGACAGATGTTTTCTGCTTTGAAAATGAGAGTTGTGCATCTCTTTATAGTGTGCCACCTTTCCACAAGTTACACATTGACAAAGCCCTTCGTTTGTAGCCCACCTTAATCTGATGTATAAGCTGAACCACTTATCAAGTTCTTTCTTTAGTTTACTTATTGACTTCATTTAATAAATGATTTTGTTCTAAGACATATGCCATTACCCTTGTCTGTCT